TAAAAAGTAACGGCATAATATACACCGCCCTTCTCCGATTGCATAATGTCATCAATCGTTACACCTTCGTTTTCAACAAGCGCACGCTCTCCAACCTTGAATTTTCCCATTTCAAAAAACTCCTTTCGCAAAAATATGAATTGTTTCTCCTATTGCCGTTATTCCTTCGACTTCCGCCGAAAGAAGATCCGCGCCTATGTTTTTGGCCCTTCCGCTGTACACGCCGTACAGCGTTTCACTTGACCGTATAACGATGCTTTCTTCACTGTCTATCACGGTAAGAATATCCGCGATTTTCATTTCATACCTCCCTGATTTTTATTCCGTGCACCCACAGCATCAATTTTCGCTTGATTTTGTAAACGTCCGTTCTGATGCCCTTCACGTCCTCTACAACCGTTTTTCCGTTTTCGGTGTACACATAGTCGGCTATATAGCAACAAGCACGTTCTGCGGGCATTCCTCGCGCGTCACGGAGGGCGGGAATGAGTTCAAACTTCACTTGCCGCCGTAAACCGCTGATTTTCCCCGCCTTTTGCAGGAGGAGAAGCTCAATATACCGATTTAGTTCTTTCCGGCTGTCGAACATCTCCCCCGCATAGGCGATTTTCTTGTTATGGTATTTATTCATCGCCCATCTTCGCGCCGCATACCGGGTAGAAGTTCCAGCCGAACTGGTCGCGTATGTCGCGGGCGCATCCGCATTCGGAGCACTTTGCAATGTTCTTTGACGGGTGCAACCATTTACCGCGCTTTTTCTCGCAGACGTCCGCAAGGGGGATGCGCATGATGTCGTTACAGTCAACGACTTTCCCCACGCTGTTCCGGCATACTTCACAGAGTTTGTTCGCGTCAATGTATCTCGGCATGATTTCTTCTCTCCTTTTTGCTCTATGGCAAAAGCAATCGTTATCGGTGGTATCTCTTATCAGGTCACAAAAACCGTTTTCGTGGTGGTGGGCGCATATGCCGCAAGTGATGTTACACAAGAAGTCCTCGCACTCATCAGCATTAACCATCAATGATAATCCGCATACATCGTAATGGAAGCATTCACTGCAATCTTTGCATTCACTCATGTTCATTCCTCCTCGTTATCATCAATCGGTGTCGGGAATTCTATCGGTTCCAAAGTACCACCGTTTTTTCGGACTATTCCTCTCCATGTTGTCGGTTCCTTTTCGTTGAACTCAACGCAAGCGCGGGACCATTCGGAAGCATATGCGCATTCATTGCAATACGCACAGTCGCGGCAAAGTTTTATCGAGCGGTCTGGCTCATAACCGTCTTCGTCCTTTTCTTCGCCTTCGTCTTCATCAACCGGGTCAATCCATGCGCAAAACCCGGAACGCCGCGCGGGATGGTTGTGAAGGCCACACCAAAGGTAACCGTTTTCAATGTATACGCAGTTTCGGCAATATTCGCACCCGCGATTGTCGGAGATTTCAAGGAACTCGCAATTCCGCGCATCTCGGTCAAAGAACTGCTTTGTGCGGCCCGTTTCCTCACAAAGTTTATAATGCAAGCAACTACTGCAATATACCATCACTTTTCCTCCTCAAAACTTTTGGTAACGCTCTGTGCGCAATTTTCGTACACTGTGGAAACGGTGACTTCCTTCGGGTAACTCTTTTCCGAGAGAAGGTGCTCCCGGAGATGCCTATCAAATTCTTCTTTGATGCGTTCGCGTACCGCGCGCATTTTTTTTGAGTTCTGTATTCATCCAATTCCCTCCACATAGCACCACGACTGCGGGGGACGGGTGACATGATGGCAAAATCCGCTCCATTCTTTCCAGCAACGATAGCAATTCAGAATGTTTTTGTAAGCATCGCCGCAATCGGTCAGCGCTTCTCCATACTCATTCATTTCGTTATAACAGCAAAAATCCTCATCGGAATCGTAGCGTTTATGGAGTTCTTCGTTGTACGCCCAAAACTCGCTCAATTCACGCGGTCTGCCGTAGATTTTGAGGTCAGAGATGTGCCAAGCGTAATAATACTTTCCGTTCGCGTATTCGTGCAATTCCTCTTCCGTCAGGCATGCCATTCCGACAAGTTGCTTTTCGATCTCATGAAGCCCACCGCGTAACAGACACCACTCGTCTGTGCAAACATTGTAGAGCGGCGTTATGCAATCGCACACAAACTCGCCGATGACATGTCCGCGCCCCGTGTAAATCACATGACCGTCCTCTTCAACGAATGTCGGCATACCAAATCGCTCTTTTGTCTCGTATATGTAGCACGTGAACGGCGGATCAATCTTCGGGCGCGTCTTGCGTATCTCTATCGTTTTCTTTCCGCGCGATATAAGTTCACACCACTTCGGGCGAATGCTAATGAGTACCTGTTTCATCTTTCACAATCCTCCTTTTTTTCCATTCTGTTCAATTACTTCGGCAAGTTGCTTTCCAATTCGCTTTGCTTCGGATTCCCAATAGTCGCGCGATCGGGTTACGTCATGTAGGCGCGACAGCAATCTTCTGATTTCTTCACGCTGGCGGGCAATCCTGTTTTCAAGAGTTTCCTCTTGCCGTTCTCTATCGCGGAAACAATTGTATGCCATGATGGCACCTTCATCACACGTAAAATCAGCTTCGCACATCTTTCAATCTCCTCCACATAATCCCACATTTTCTGCCCCGTTCTCTCCTTCCTGAACGAAGTAAATCATTATTTCAACCTCGCTTCGTATTCTTCTTTCGGGTAACGTATTTCAAACGAAAAGTATTTATCATCCCCCCTGTATGAATTGATAAACCAGTATGCCATAGCGAACGTGTCGCACCGCTCTGTTTTCAGTACGTTCCCGTTAATGTCTTTGCATTCAAGGATGTAAGACGAACAGAACATTTTTATTCCACCTCTTTTTCTTTTTCGTTCAGGATGTGTACCCACTTTGTTTTTATGATGTTTTCGAGATAGTCCGCATTGTATTTCGGATTTGAAGATGTTACCGAAAACGGCCTGCCACGCAATTCCCCCTCCGTTTTCTCCGTCTCTCGCATTTTTTCAAGCATGTAGCGGAATTTGTCCGGGTAGTATTTGTACAAATAAGCAAACTGCATACGGGACGACATCGGGCAAAACATACAGCCGCAACGTCTATTTGTTAGATAATAGTTGCGGAAAATCGGCTGTGTTTTCGCCCATTCCAAGATAGTGTTTTCCTCGACGCCTTCTTCAACAAGCGGATACCGTTCAAACGCTGTTGTTCGTTTGCTATATCGGTGCTCTTCATCTTTACAATATCCGACATACGAGATGGTATAATATCCGAGCGAACGCATATATTCTTTTAGCTGTTTGTACGCATCTAATTTATACACGCCATTGCACCACCTTGACTTCCTGCCAGGAAACCCGTATTTATCATACAGTTCATACCAAGACTTGCGCGGTTTAATTCGGACGAACGTAATACCGAAACGGTTACACTCATTCTCCATGTAGTCAATAACATCCTTGATGAAAGGGTAATCTATTTCAAGCTCATAGTGCACAACGCCAGTCAGTGGATATTTGTCAAGGTTGTGTAGGATGAGATTGAGCATATAGAGACTATCTTTCCCGCCAGATACGGACGCCCAGTAAGATGGCCTTAATGTAATTTCATTTGCCATTTTATTTTCCCCCCTTAAAGAAGTCCGGCCCGTAAGACCGTTCGAGTGCCGCCGCCGCAAAGTCGTCTATGTCGTAGCTAGGATTTTCCTTTGGTTTTTGGCTTTCCGCTTTCGTTTGCGTTTTTCGGCGTTCCCACGTTCGGACGGCGGCTTTCCAGTCCTTCATCGGCTCTTTGCCTACGCGCCATCCCTTCATGGTGTAGAAGTCGATAAACGTTTCCGGGTCTATGCCGTTTCCCCTCTCTTCGCAATAAGAGCGTACCTCTTCAACAGAAGGAGGGCAAAACCGCAATTTTTGCGGGCTTTGGCCGACTTTAATAGTACTTTGTCTTTTAGTATATACTACGTTAGTAGTATTATTTGTATTATTAGTATTTAATTGTTGCGGTTTTTCCGTTAACGGTTTTTCCGTTAACGGATTTTCCGTAAACGGTAAATCCGCAATACACCCCCCTTTTTGAGGGACCTCAAAAACATCGTAATCAGCCCCGTAAAATCTGCCGTCTTCACCTTTTTTTGACGAACATACCACATAGCCGAAAATCCGCAATTCTTTCAGAGCGGAAGCCACTCCATCGCGCCCGTCTTTTGATAACTCACACAGGCCTGCAACGGAATATTCCCAATCGCCGGGTAGCGAGAGAATTATGGACAACAGCCCTTTTGCTTTAAGTGACAAGTTCCTGTCTTGCAAGTGGTAATTGCTCATGACGGTATAGTTCTTGTCTTTGTGTACTCTATAAGTTGCCACCATTAACCTCCTTTGAAAATGAAAACCGCCCCGCCTGCCGGGGTCGCATCCCGACAAGCGGAACGGCTCGGCTGTCCCGCATATTGCAAGCCGTTTCGCGTATGCGACACACGGAACAGCCTATGCTATATTATAGCACATATACGGGGAAATTTCAAGTATTTTATTCGCTTTTCTCCATTTTTGCGGAACAATTCGGGCAGTAAGGATATTCGCGGCGTATCATATAGGCGCGTTTACCGCAAACAGAGCATACGCGCGTCCAACTTTTGGGGCATTCCGATACGCGCAACCACTTCCCGTGCTTTTCGTGTTCGTCGGCGGTAATGTATCTCGACATTTTATTCCCTCCATCAGAACGGCAAATCGTCCGCGTTTTCGTCAATCGGTTCAAACGGTTGCGCGCTATGCCCTCTCTGGCTTGAATTTTCGGCCCGTGGTGCGTATTTTACGCTTTCGGCGGGTCTCTCTGCACCTCGCTCCGTTTTGTCGCTCTCCGTGAATTGTACGCGGTCACAGAGGATTGAAACGGTTTCGCGGTTTTGCCCGTTTTTGTCCGTCCACTTTTCGGAGTTCAGACGGCCCTCCACAAGGACGGGCTTGCCTTTGAAGAAGTAACGGCATACAAATTCGGCCTTTTCGGCAAATGCGGCGCAGTTGATAAAATCGGTGTGGTTTTCGTCCCTGTTGACGGCCACCGAAAAGCGGCACACGCTTTTCCCGGAAGGTGTCTGCCGGAGTTCAGGGTCATGTGTCAAGCGTCCTTCGATGATTGCTCTGTTGTATCCCATGTCAAAATTCCTCCTTCATGCTTTCGCGGATGCCAGCAAAGTTGCGGGTGATAAATGCGTCAATAATTTTGCGCTCGTCTGTGGTATACTGCCCGTCAAGGCCTATTTTCCGCTGAATGGCGCGGGCGCGGCGCACCATGCGGAAGGCCTCCGACAGGGTGGAACACGATAACTGAATGGCCTCGTCACGGGTGGCAAACTTAATACCGCGGTTCCCGCTGTAAATCACGCCCGGAAAATCGGGGCTTTCGTTGATTGCCTGAATGTCGGCGGTCAGCACCCTTCTCACGCGGCCGTCACGGCCGGGAAGGCCATGGCAGAACGGCGCGAAAAGGTAAGTAAGTTCCTCCATCTTGTGGAAGCCGGGATTTTCCTTCAACCATGTGTAAAGTAACTGTCTGCGTGTCATAGATAACTCCTCCTAAATTCTTCGATAAATTGTTCCCGCGTACCGATGCGGGCTTCATAGTAGCGTTGACATGCGCGCTTTAACCGCAAGTCAAGTGCCCTGTCGTGGTGCACCCCGGTGTTCCCGGTATGGTGCTCCACACATAAGTAGACCAAAAATCCCCTCCTTTCCGATGCCGATTTCCGCGCGCCCTCAAAAACATGATGCAGGTGCAGGGGGCGCAAGGCCCCGCACACATAGCAATAGCGGCCGTTTATAGTCCCCACTGTTCGCACACCCGTTTAATCCATTCGTCTGTTTCGGTGGGGATGCCAAGTGAACGCGCATCCTGCACCAGACCGTCAATAACGCGTGACATTTGCGCCGTGTTGTATGAGGATGACCCGTAATAGCACCGCAGTAGAATGCCCTCCCCTGCGGCATCTACGCGCTCCACAAACCATCCTGTTCCATAGGCAGACCATACCACCGTCAGAGCGGACGCGGCTCCTTCGTCTGACACGGTTATATCCCGGTAAAGGCCGCGCTCTTTTATGGCGCGTTGGTATACGGTGTCTTTGGTTTCTCCGTCCAGACGTTCGGCAATAGCGCCGCATAGCACCCACAAATAATTATTTGCGTTCCGGCTCCGCTTTTCGCGGTGCTCTTTGATTTCGATGTCAAGCACCTTCCCGTTCAGGCGGTCGTATTCATCGGCATAGTCCTGCACGTCAAGCCGGACGGTGATAAGTGGCTTTTTTGTTCGCGGGTCAAGGGCAAAGCCGGCAAGTTCTCCGCGCATGGCGTTACTCCTTCAAGGTGATTTTCAGGGTCTCTTTTACGGTTGTTTCCTTTCGGTATTCCTCGTACACTTCCGGCCTCTCTTTTTTGAGCCGCGCGGTGTCTATTCCGGCGCGTGTGTACGGGGCTACATAGGTGATGCGGATGCTGTCGGTTTCGTAACTGGTAACGGCGTTTTCCTTCATGGCGTCCATGATTGCCGCCCGGAGTTCCTGCGCCCGTGCCTCCGCTTCCTTTTTTTGCGTGTCAATGACTTGTATAAGGGCCTCCACCGCCGCAAGTTCGGCGATAGCAGAACCAGAACCGGAAAGTGCCTGCGTATAGGGAACGTCATCCCTCTCGCATTGCAAGAGCCGGGCAACCTCTTCGGCGGGCTTTTCGGGGATGTCGCGGACGCTTAATGTGCCCCCCTCGGGGAAGTGGAATACTTTGATGCCGTCAATCTCCATGCCGCACATATCGGCAAGCAGGGCCTTGTAAATACTTAACTGCCATGATACGGCATCCACGTGGAGTGCGGCCGTAGTCTTGTAGTCTGCAAGATAGCGCTTTCCTTCCTGCATATATACAAGGTCGATTGTTCCGGCCGCGATGTCGTTGTATACGATTGTTTCGCTTGCCGTTGGCTCTATGCCTTCGCGCTTGCAATAGGCCGCAAATTCGGCGCATTCTTCGGTAAAACCGATTTCCCCGGTCTTGATGTAGGTTTCAATTTCTTTGTGCACCATCGTTCCCCGTTCGGCCTTTGCGGCGAGTACGGCGGCGGGCACCCCTGAATAATCAGGGGCAAGCCCGTGCTTGCGCATCAGTTGTGTAACCGATATGAGTTTCTTTCCGTCCGAAAAGTATTCATGCGTTTCGGGATTAAATTCAATCATTTCTGCGCCCTCTTCTTTCTTTCAATGCACTCCCGGACTTCCGTGTCCGTCAGCGCGTCAACGGTTTTTTTGAGGTATTTCGCCACGTTGGCGAGGTCGATAGCCATTTCCCGGCATTCGGCAAGCGTTTCGGGCTTTACCGGGTCCGGCGCGGGGCGATAGTCGCGGAGGTCTCCGCTCGGCTCTTGGTCGGGGTCGTCCCCGGTTACAATCTTATACGCTTTGAGTAAAGCATACTTGTCAGAATATGTCATTGCCTTGCCTACGCTCTTGTCTTGCGCATCCACACCGTCACCGTATGCAGTAATATCTACATATTCCTCCGGGTTTTCGATGTTGACAAAGCGGTATACCGTTTCGATGCGTTCAAAAAGTGCCCGTTTTACGATTTTTTCATGCGTCTGACCGTCAATCGTTTCGTTTTCGATGGTGCCGCTTTCGACAATGCGGCGGGTGCACGGGTAGGAGTATACGCCGTATTTTTCTTCAAGCGGTTTCACCGCCCGCAAAACATCGGCTTCACCTACTGCCTTGTATTTGCTTTTTCCGTAGCCGACTTCGAGGTTCTTCGCAACCGTAGACAGTTCTGCCGTGATGGCGCTCAATTTTTGGTAAATGTTCATTTTTTCCATGGTTATTTATTCCTTTCAAAAATTTTGGTGGTTGTAGTCACTTGCAAGCGCGGAGAGTTCGCCACGATACAATGCCCGCAAACAAGCGTTGTCATTGTCATCTTCTTCGCTCGTTTCCTCGATTTCTTTGGCGGCTTCTTCCGCGTCATATGTGTAACTGTATAACTGTTCGTCGAGGGTATCAATCGCGTCATAAACCAGGCTCCGGGCCTCGTCCAGTTTGCTCATGTCTGTAATCCATACCGGGAAGTCGTCCGGCGCTATCTCGTCCACCATCCTGTATATGTCGTCAACCATGATACACAGGGTGGATATAACCTCGCTGACGCGCGCGGCCTTATCGGCGATTTTTGCGCTTGTTGGATATTTCATTTTTCTTCCTCCTCGATTATTTCGGAAATGCGGCGGTAAATTTCCGCGCGTTCTTCTTCGCGCTCTTCAAACGATGCGGCGAAAAATCGTGTATAAATCCGTTCACGCACTTTGTCGATTTCCTCTTCACTCCCGTAATAGTCCACAAATTCCGTTCTCCCCTCTGGGCCAGTGAAGTATGCCCCGCCATTTACGCGATAACCCTGCGAGAACGGGTCCGGGATTGTATGGTCGATAAAAACAACGCACCAACCTTGCGGGGCGTCAATGACGCGGTAACAGGTATCATTCGGATAGTGCCTCTTTGCCGGAGTGTTCTCCGGCGCAATTTTTTCAAGTTTCATTTTTCTTTCTCCTTTTTTGTTCCCCAGCGGGGCTTATAACAATCCTGCGTGAGTATATGCGGGCTTTCTCCCGTGTCCTCGTAACGGTGGCAATACGGCGCGGGATTATATCCGTTGCCGTCTGTCATAGTGCGATAATAGTGCGCGCACCGGGCACATTTCATGGCTACCATGTCACGAGCGCGATATATCCGCGCGTGGTAATGTGGTACGTCACGCGCTCCATCCCTGCGCGCCACCGCCCAACAAGGGCGGCAACGTCTGCGCGCGTGGCTCTGATACCGTTGATGTATACCGTCATGCTCTCACCTCCTCAAATGCGCGTCGGTATATTTCGGCAAGCATCTTTTGGCGGTTTTCCGGCGTGTCCTCCATCATCCATGCCATATCGTGACGCATTTTTGCCCCGTGTGTTGGGTTGTATCTCGATACGATAATACCGCCCGCGTCCTCCGCGTATACTGATACGGAAAGACGGTTCGGCTGCTCTATGCAACTATGCGCCGGAGCATCCCATATCCGCAACTTGCGAAGAGGATTTTGTGGAATTTCTCTGCTTAACTCTACCGTTATATGCTCCCCTCTGTCGTTTGTCCCAAAGTCATAGATAACTTTGCGCCCCTCTGCCTGCACTCGTATAATACTATACACCATTTTATTCCCCCTTAACCGACATAATTTTGCAAGTCGTACAATCTGCGTTCGATGCGCCGCGCGGCCTTGTCGTTACCCATGTAATGCAGATATGCGGCACGTTCGCGCGCTTTTGCTACCTCTTTTTTGCACTCGTCAGACATATACTCACCGCTATATGTGATGATGTCGATTTTTCGCCACTCAATGCGGGATTTCAGGCCTTTTTGGGTATTTCCCATTGTTGTTTCCTCCGATTATTTTTTTATGGGCTTTGCTTGCCCTGCTGACACCCCTATTATACACCGCGGTGTTGTGCTTGTCAAGGGGTTTTCACAAATTTTTTCGGTTTTTTCGCTCGTTCTCCGTTTTGCACAAAAAAGACGGGAAAAATAGTTGACAAATATGTAGCAATGTGCTATAATGTAAGTGTAAAACTATCTAGGAGGGTGAAACCGTGCCGAATGATATTGACTATGACCCCGAAAAGCCGGGAACGCCGCTTAAATATCGGATGCCGTTTGCGCTTTGCAAGGCGCGTGGCATCCAAATCCAACCCGACTGGACGCCGCGGGACGCGTGGAACGCACTCCGGGGGGCGGGAGTATCCCCACGCTATGAATATGACAAGATAAGGGACAAAGAGAGGGCGCGGGAAAGAGCGCGCGAAAACCGTGAGCGCAACCGCCGAAAGCGTGAGCAGTTGGCGAGTGCCGAACACAACCCGGAAACGCCTCCGTATGAGGCGGGGAGCATCGCGGGGGCGCAGAAAGGCGCTCCGATGGACTTCGCGGCGGCCGACGGAAACAAATGCAACCCCTATTATGGTAGCGATTATATAGGATACAAGACTAATTGTCAAACGTGCGCGGCTGTCTACTTTGCCCGGAGAATGGGGTACGATATACAGGCGCTGCCGAACCTTAACAACAGTGCTATCCGTGACCTGTCGCACAATGTTACTCTTGCCTACCGTGACGCGGCGGGCAACCATCCGACTATCAAGCGCAAGCCGGACGGTATGCGTAAATCGGCGTGGGTTGACAGTATCGCGCAACCGGGAAAGATTATGGCCGTGCAAATGCAATGGCGAGGCCGGAGTGACGGTCATATCGTAACGGCGGAGCGTATAGACGGCGTGACGCAGATATACGACCCGCAGACGGGAAAGACATACAAGGGCGCGGACATCGGCTATTATCTGGCCGATGCCGTCAATCTGGGTAGCATTGACCTGACCGAATGCACCCCGGACGAAGAGTATCTGACAAAATGCACGAGGAGGGCAGGCAAATGACGCGCGAGGAGTGTATCAAGATACTGGGCAACCCGGCAACGCATCCGGGGGCAGAATGGGACGGATACACGGTAGACATCCCCGAACTTGATGGGATTGTAGGCCTTCCGCTTGTCATCCTGACAAAAGACGGGGACAGCCACATCAGCGACCCCGATGAGGCCATCGACTATCTTTCCTATACGCGGCCCTCGAAAACCGGGCGCGCAAATGAACGGGAATTTGATTGACCTCTTCCATATTATGGATTGTCGGACCTTTTTGTATTGTATAAGGAAAGGAGTGCGGCAACGTGGCAGAACTTAGACAGCCGGGCGCAAAAGTGTCCGAGCGGACAAAGCAAAGAGTAGTCGCCGAAGTTGCCGCCGGCCTATCACAGAGGGATATAGCGGCAAAACACAGTATGGCGCCTTCCACGGTGGCGAAGATAGTAAAGCAAAGGGCGGCCGAGATTGAAGAGGTACGGAACCGAACGCGCCTTGAAATAGAGAAGGAGCAAATCCGGCAAGCCCTGACAATGGTTGAGTACCTGCAAAGCAAGCAAGGGGATGCGCAAAGACTTATCACCGCCATGATGGACATCCCGCAAGAGGTTTTGCAGGCGGCAAGCATCCGGGAGCGGATGGGCGCTATCAAGATACTGACGGAGTGCTTTGGTCGGCTCGGAGAGGACGCAAGCAAGCGGCGCGCCCTGTCTGAAATATGCGAAGCCATCCGGGAGGCGGCAAGATGCGACTGACTGACAAGCAAAGGAACGTACTTGCCAAAGCGACACACCGATGGAATATCTTGTCCGGTGCAACGCGATCGGGGAAAACGTTTGTTTCGTACCTTCTTATCTTCCTTCGCATAGAGGAGCACTATGAGCATAATATATTGCTGTGCGGAAAAACGCTATCGACGCTTGAAAGAAACGTGCTTGAACCTATGCGCGGGATATACGGCGTGAATATGGTCGGGCCGATATATGCGGACGCATCCGGTAATAGGATTGTTGACATATGTGGAAAATCATGCTACTGTGTCGGCGCTAACGATGACCGGGCGCAGAATAAAATCCGCGGCATCGGTCTGGGGTATGCGTATTGTGACGAGATAACGACATATCCGGAAACCTTTTTCCAGATGCTCGGGACACGGTTGGACCTTCCGGGGTCAAAGTGTGACGCGACCTGCAACCCGGAAAGCCCGTCGCATTATATCAAGCAGTTTATCGACCGCGGGACGAAAGACGCGGATATAGACGTATACAACGAACATTTTTCAATCTACGATAATATATTCCTGCCTCCTGATGTAGTCAGGAGCATGGAGGCGCAATACAAAGGCACGATATACTTTGACCGCTGGATTTTGGGGAACTGGGTAAAGACGGAGGGCCTTGTATATCCTCTTTTCAAGAGGACGCGCCATTTTCTCACGCCGGACGAATATGCGGCGCGGTACGGCATTCATCGCGTTGTTAGCGTCATCTGGGGCGCGGACGGAGCGAACACGAATGACGCAACGGCTATCGAGCCGCTTGCGGTTATGGATAACGGGCAGGCGGTAACGTTGGAGCCGTTTTACCACGACCCGAAAGAGAACGGTCAGTTATCAAACGCACAACTACTTCCATATATAGAGAAGTACATGAACGAACTGGAACGGAAATACCATTTTACGGAGAGCGGGACGGCGCATTATATGCCCATTGACTGCGCGGCGGCTGACCTTGTTCTGACGCTTGCGTACAATCTACCGCAAAGGTACAACGTCCAGAAGTACACGAAAAAGGACATCCTCGGGACGGTTGACGTTGTCAATAACGCTCTGTCGCGGGATGCGATTGTCGTTCTTGACTTTGGCGGGTATTATAATTATATCCGTGATGTTTTCGTGCCGGGACAGCGGCAGCTTGTGACAGACCTTGAAAACATGGTGTGGGATGTGCATAACAAGGGCTTTGACGACAGCGTTCCGAATGACGCGGCGGATGCGTGGCGGTATGCTGTTGCCACTTATTATCAAAACCCGTTCAACTTATGGGACACGCCCACAATGACGGACAAATACGGAGGGTAAAGATGGATTACAACCAGGAACTTGATGTAGGGAGAGGGCAGGCGCCGTGGATGCGAAACGCGGCGTACAATGATTACTATACATACTCCTACATAAGCAAGTCGGCGTTTTTCGCACAGGTTTCCGCGCCGTATTATGATTTTTGCAACCGATTTGTCCGGAACTGGCTCTGGTGGGCAGATGGTTGGGTGCCGTACTTCCATTCGGGGGAGAAGGGCATTCCTTCAACGCACCTTGCATCCGCGATTGTGGAAAAAGCCGCGCGGAAGATAGTCGGCGGGCGTGTGATGTACCGCAACACAGGCGCGGATAGCACCGAAGTGACGGCAAACCCGGCCCTTGTGGGAGTATCAGAGTGGGCCGAAAAAACGGACTTTGAGAGGGTGGTAAAACAGGCCGTAAAATACGCGGCGGCGGCCGGGACGGCTCTTCTGAAACTGAACAAGGGGGTCAAAGGGCTATGGGCTGATGCGCTCCGCTTTGACAGTTTCGTTCCGCTGGTTTCGGCTGACGGGTCTGTTACCGCCGTTGACTGCTATTTGTCGTGTGTCACCGACCTCGGAGTGCAGGGAATACAGGCCAAAGAGGGTAGCACGGTGCAGGCGTATTATGCGGTAGAACGCAGATATTACGGCGATTATACGCACGTGGATGGAAAAGTATCGCATGACGTACCTATCGCGGAATACGTTGTCAAGCGACTGACCGGGAGCATCACCAACGGGGACTATCGGAGCACAGACAATGCGGGCCGCATCCCGTTCCGGGACCTTCCGAAGGGCATCAAGAGCGCGCTCGGCAAGCAATATGCGGGCATCTACTTTGACCGCCCTATTCTCCTCCCGTTTACCGACCTCGGTTGTGAGTTGGTTCGGTTTTCGGACGGCGTGACGGGTCTTCCGGAATTGCCGTTCGGTGAAAGCATCCTTGCGAAAATCATCTCCCTGTTGCAGACGTGGGATTATTACGCGGCGGCATCCAATACAGATATGTATCTGGGGCGCGGGCGTGTTCTACTCCCGGCGTATATGCAAAAACAGCAGGCAAAGGGCGGGGCTTATAACTCCGGCATTGACGATTTTGCCTATACGCAAATCCCGTCTACCAACCCGGACGGACAGCACCCCACGCCGATACAGTTTGAACTCCGGGCATCGGAATGGAGCGAAGTACGGACGCGGATTATACAGGACATCTCGATAAATACGGGCCTGAACATCTCAACGCTTGCCTCGTTTGCGACCGATAACACGGCGCGGACGGCGCGTGAAATCTCCACGGAGGAAAATGAGACGGCGGGTTTTGTCGACGACAAGCGGGCAATCATTGAGAAGCCGCTGAACCGCATCCTACGGACGGTGTGCCGCTACATGGGCTACACCGATACCGTGGCTATTCGGTGGTCTTCTGCGGGGCTTACGAACCGTTACGCCCTCGCCGAACTCATCAACATCGGACTGCAAGGCGGGTTTATCTCGCAATATAAGGCCGTCCAGATGATGAATTTTGACGATGACACGCAACAGGTACAAGAGGAATATGACCGCATCCGCAAGGAAAACCCCGTATGGGAGACGGGCGAAAACTATGACGCATGACGTTGCCGAAATCGGGCGAATGGAAATTGAAATCCGGCGCGCGGTACTCGATACCTACTTTTTTGGGCGCGGGTTTCCTTATCTGCGGCAGAGGGTGACGGAGATAATTACCAAAGGCCGCGGGCGGGTGGAAATCCCGGAATTACGGCAAGCGGCTGTGAAAAGTCTGTACGCTTTTGCCGAACGTCAATGGAGGACCATCACGGCCATTCGTGGCGCGGCGTTGTATCTTGCTATCTGCCGCCTTAACGGGGCGGGAGGATATGCGGCAAAGATGTCGGCAGAAACGGCGCGGGAGATAATCGACACCGAAGGCCTGACGGGCGTACCGTTGCGGATGTATCAAAGGGACTACTACCGGGATAAAATCAAGCCAACGCTCGACCGCTTGATGCAGGAAACGCCGATGGACCCCGGTGACGTGTCCGGGCGGAACTCCATGCGCGGGCGCGCCGAAATGGAAGTGCGATACCAGTACAACAATGACCAGATAGACACGCTGAAAGAGAGCGGCGCGCGCCTTGTGATTTGTAGCACACACGCGAACTGCTCCGAGCGTTGCCGACCGTGGCAGGGCCGTGTGTATAGTCTTGACGGCACGACCGGGACGACATCGGACGGAAGGAAATACGTACCGCTTGAAACGGCCACCGACATCTACTATACCACAAAGGCGGGCGTTACCTACAAAAACGGGCTTTTGGGATTTAACTGCCGGCATACGCTTGTGCCCTTTGAAAAAGGACTGTCCTTCCCTCGTTTTTCGCAGGCCGATGAAAAACGCGCCTACGACTTGAACCAGCGTCAACGGGCATTAGAGAGGGCCGTGCGCAAGTCAAGAGTGGAGGAACTGACCACGAAAGGAATAGACCGGGACGCATACCGGGATGCGCGGGACAAAGTCAAGCGCGGAATAGAACGGCTGAAACGTTTTTGCGAAGGTAACGACCTCGTCTATGACGAAACACGGACACGGTTTTGACGGGACGCGGAACGCCGCGCACCCGCTGAAATAAAAACGCCGCAAACGGGCGAAAAACGGATAGGCCGGAAATCACACGGAGGGCCGCATCTCCAATCCGCGGAGGACGCGGGGCGGGGGACACATGGGCCACCGTGCGGGAGTGCCGACCGAAAAAATCGCGCGAAATCACCAAAAAGAAAGAGAGGAAACCCCTATGTTTTGGAAGAAACCCACTGTGCAGGACTTGCTGAAACTCTATGCGTCGATGACGGACGAGGAGAAGGCCGAGTTTGAGAAAGGCAAGCAGGACACCGCCGAACAGACCGAAGAGGCAGAGGAGAAGGTCGAAGCCGAGCCGAAGGACGAACAGACCGAGCGCGACCGTGTGGACGAGAGCGTTGCGGCGCAGGAGAAGGCCGAAGGCGATGAAGACAGCCAGACCGCGAAGGACCGCATTGACGAGAGCGAAGGAATGGAGAAAGCCGAGGAAGAAAAGGAAGTCGGTGAAACCATGGACGCTCGCTTCAAGACGATTGAGGAAGGTCTTGCGGAACTCACCGACCGCCTTGACCGCATTATGAAAGCCCTCGAAGATGAGGACTTTGGAAGCAAGCCGGAGCCGTCCGAAGAAAGAGCGGACGAAGAAAAAGAGGGCGCGGGGACCCGTGCCTACTACTCGCGTGTAAAACGCAGATGAAAGAGAGGTAAAAACCTATGGCAGCCATTTTTGCGAACATCAACACCCCGTATATCAACGAGGCAACCCTGAAACGGGTCATGTCCCCCGCCGTAAAGGACAACATCTTCCAGCAGGTCCAGACGAAGCCGGGCGAAGCGGTGACGGAGAAATTCTCAACCGATACCAGCGCGGCGGAAATTCAGGTCATCCGCGTTATCCCGAACGCCAATGAAGCGCGCTCTCTGGGCGCGGAAGTGAACGGCGGTTGGTTTAACGATGCGGCCGTGGCCACCCCGACCACCGAGGCCTACTCCATCAAACTGATCGATACCATCGACTACAATATCGACATCCCTGCGGCCCAGCAGGATATGATGAATATCGATGTCGTGGAAGGCGAACTGTCGAACCTGTCCGGCAAAGTTGCTCGGAGTGTGAACGGCGTGACCTTTGCGGCACAGCTGATGCGGAACTTCAACGATGTGGCCACCGGTGCAATCGCGAAGAACTGGATTACTCTGGACGCGGCCACCCCGGACTATCTGGGCGCCATCATCTCGGCAGGCGCGGCTCTGGACGAAGGCAACCCGGCGCAGGGCATTGATGCCTACCCCGACAATTACCGCGCTATCTTCATCCGCCCTTCTGCGAAGGCAGAACTGATGAAGACCGGGAAAATCCTCATCGGCGGCTCGAACTACGCGCAGGACATCCTGCGGCGCGGCGGCGTGGATGCCGAAACCAATCCCGAAGTCGCTACTACCGGTTATCTCGGCGAAATCGACAATATGCCCGTGTATGCCACCTCGCAGGCCATCTGGACTTGCGCAGAGCGCTATCTCGGTCTGTCTGCCGGTGCTCTTGACGGCGTCAAGATGCTTGTCGTGTCTGGTATCTCTACCGGGCGCGCGCTTGCGTTCAATGCGGCCATCCGCACCATTCCTTCCCCCGTCGGTCAGGGTACGCGCATCCAGCCGCTGTACCGTTTCGGAGCGGAATGCTGGGATGCCCTCTCGGTTGTTCCCGTTGTGACGAGCACCTTCACCAACCCGGCGACCGTTGCGGCCCCGCTGACCGTTCTGGCGCCTGCTTCCCGTAAGTTTGTGGCACCTGTCATCCCGTCCATTCCGGGAGGCACCGTGGCAAGCGGCACGACCATCTCGCTGACCTGTGCCACTCCGGGTGCGGACATCTACTACACCACGGACGGTTCCAAGCCCGATGCTACCAAGACCAAGTACACGACGGCTATCGCCATCTCCGAGACGACCACCATCCGTGCGGTTGGCATTGCTACCGAACATGTCAACAGCCCGATTGCGACCTACACCTACACCGTTTAACCCCTTGCGGCGTGAGAGGGGGAAACCCCTCTCATTGCCCCTATTTTAACGGAGGTAACTATGAACCCTTATACCGATGACCTGATGCGGTGGGACGAAGCCACCGGAAGATATTACCTTACAGAAACCGCCCTTATTCGGCAGGGGGTAGACCTGCGCGCCCGTCTGGGACGCTCTCCGTCCCCGGAATATGTGGTGAATGGACTTCTTAACCGTGCCACCGCTTCGGTGTACGGCTATATTCACGCACACAACATGAATACGCTGGAGCAGGACCGGCTTATCGCGGAAACCCCCTCCATGCGTGACATTATCTATAACGCGCTGTTAGCACAGGCGTTGTATATCATTTACAACGGCGACCTGTCTATCTCCGTAAAGCCGGAGGAACGCGAAAATTACATGGACATTACCGCGCGCACGGAACTGGCGCGCATTATGCCGGAGCACGGCCGCAACATACTCTATTCGGGGGTGATTTGATGGACCTTCTTGACATCCTGAACGGGCATGCTGAAGAAGTGTTTTCCGGCACTTATTTTTCCAAACTGCCGCAGAGCGACAAAACGGACGAAGCGGGCATCCTGTTCGACTATGAGCACGTAGACCCTACCGCATGGTCTTTTCGCCGGATGTTCGGGAATATGGTCAATGACGCGGCCACTACGGCGATAAAATCGTGCGACCCTATCGACTGGAAAGTCGGGGGCTATATGCGCCTCCAAGATGGACGGACGTACACGATAGAGGCCCTACAAAGGGATTACACGACCCGGCAGGCATTCCGATACCTTGACAAGGTTGCAGGGACCGATACGGTCATGAGATTGACCGAAGTGGAGGACCCGTTCAAATGACGGTACAGAAGGCGACACAAATCGCGGTGAAAATGCTACGCGCAAGAGCACCGAAGGACACAGGGAACCTACGGAACAACGCCATACGGTATGAGTACCGGGCAGACGGCGCGCATATCTATGTAGACGAGAGTATTGCCCCGTATATGCCGTATACTAACGAACCGTGGGTGTCCTCGCGGTGGAAAGGCGCGAAAAACCCGAACCTGTACTGGTTCGATTTTGCCGTGCAGGATATTGTGCAACGACTTGCAAGTCTTGCCGGCGGCACTGTAAAGGAGAGCAAAACGGGAACAGACCTGACGCCTACAGCCGCCGAGATGCTGTTCCAGAACGGGCGCGGTGACTACTTTGCGCCGGACTTTTACATGAACTCGGAATACATCGCAAACACGGAAGGCGTTTCATTCATCGAACGCTACATGGCAATAAACAAATAAGGGGTGCCCTATGATAACATTGACCCAAATGGCCCAGAAACTTCAATCCGAAATCGGCGCGCTGTTCAATGAAGCGGCGCAGGGCCGCGCCGACATTTTTCCCGAAAACGGGAAATATAGCGCCTATGAATTGACGGTGACTGCAGACACAAGCGACTTCAAGCCCGCCGCAAGGAATGGCAACAAAGCCGTCTGGTACATTCAGGGGCTTTTGACGCAAATCGGGAGCACCATCGAAGGCATTCAGAACGGGAGCCGGACGGCGGGCGTAGATTGCCGCCTTGATTTTGTCGTGCGTTGTATGCCCGGCGTTGATATGGACGGAGGGAAAGTCATGGTGCCGTTCTTCCGTTCCGTCCTCGATGATTACTTTTCGACAAACCAGCAGGGCATCATGTACGAAGGAACGGACGCAGGCGAAAAGCCGGAAGGCGAAACGCCCGCCGCGTGGGTGTTCGGAACAAACTACCAGATGGCGCAGAGCGGCGTTCGGGAAATGATACCGGGCCTCGGTGATACATTTTCCTTCACCATCATCATAAACTGGTATTTTGCCGAAGGCGGCCTGAACTCGCAGGGCATCGAACTCACGATAGACGGCAATAGAATTTACTTCACGCATATCGGAATCTCGCGGAACACGACGGATGAGAAAGCGCTTCCGGCCGGGTCTGCGTCGTTTGGCACGGTTAGCGTGGTAGAGAGCAATTCTCTTGCAATCGGATTTGACGCGCCCGCATTCACGGCTGTTGTGGACACGATGGTAGCATACCTTCTTGACGCGTCGCAGAACACACGCAATGTAACGCTGAAAATCGGAGAAATGGACGCGCGGAATTATACGATGATTGTATCGAATGCGACAATGAACGGTGATACTATCCTTACCGCGTCCGTGTCCTGCACACTGGTGGAAACGAAACCCGTCACAAACGGGTAGGAGGGCTTTATGGCGACCTATGAAATCATAATCAAAGGGGACGGAACCGCAGAAGGCGGGGATACAAAAAAACGCTCTGTTTCCCCGAACGCAAAGTCACCAAGCGTTGAAAAGAAGGCCGCCAACGGTCGGCAAATCATCACGGGTGTTGCGGCCTACACGTTCGCGAAAAACCTCACATCGGGCATTATTTCGCATGAGATACGCATGGTAGGATTGAGAACCGGGCAAGTTGAAAGGCAGCAGATGCGTCAATTCAACTACCAAGTAGGTCAACAGGTGTTTTCATTCGGCGAAAGCATCGCCATGGGCGCTATTATGGGGTCTGCAGGCGGTCCCGGAGGTGCGCTGGCCGGAGCGGCTATTGCGGCAACCATGTCGGCCGTGAATTACGCCGTCGGCATCGGCCAACGTCACGACGAAATCAACACGAACCGCGCAATCGAAAGTCTGTCTATCGGAATGGCAAACATCCGCGCGGGTGCTTTGGGCAGTCGCGGAGGGAGCTATCACCTGTAAGGAGGGAATATGTACACCGTAAAAGTATATGAGCGCGTAGGAGCGGCATGGCAGGAAATAAGCGGGATTGTCGATACTCCCGTATCATACGGCGACTATCTTGACGAGCGCCTTGACGAAGGATATTTGACCGTATACAAGAGTGCAAAACCGCTTTTCCATCCCGACACGGAAATCCGCATCGACATGACGGACGGAACGGAAACCACGCGCAAATTTTTCATTGTATCGTCTGACGAAGTGGAGGAAATCCCAGCAGGAAGTGGGACATACAAGCACAGCATCTCCCTTATCGAGCGGACAAAACGCCTTGAAGGCATTGTGTGTCAATCGCTGACGTTCACGAATGCGATTACACAAGCATATTCGGTGATTAAAGTCCTCCCATCGGACAATTCTCCCGCAGAAACATCCACCACATATGTTCATTTGAGGTATTTTTCAGAAAATCAAAAGACGCTATCCACACCGATTGACGCGGTGAAAGTGTTTAACGCTCCGGCTATTAGCGAAATCGGAAGTGCTTTTCTGGAATATGAGAGAGGGCTTGGGAAAGCGTTCAATCTCATTTGGGACCCTCTTTTCAAGGAACCTGCAAGCGTTTCAATAAATGGAACCAAATATCTATGCAAAAGCGATAGCGACCTATATAAAAGCATCGCGCAATTAACTCCCCCGTTACCGAGAAACATTACAATACTATATCGCATTTATGCCGGAACTCTTGACCAGTCTGAAATGGTTTATACTGAATTGAGGTATGATATAGCATCAACCGAGGACCTAAATATACCAAAGAAAAAAACCATCCTCGATGTATGCAACCGCATTCTGCTTCTTGCCGAACCTTTGCGGGGCGCCGAAAATCCGCGCTATCAAATCGACCCCGCGCAGGAAAAATACCTCGACAGCATTATGGCCCCGGAATTTACTATGACGCAGTGCACTCTACGGGAACAGTTGCGGATTGTTGGAGGGTATATCCACGCCGAACCGCGATTGATGGACCCCGTTGTCAACGATGACGGGACGGAAACTGGCGGGAATTATATCCACTTTGACCTTTTCGGAGACACAGATATTCAGGCGGTGCGCTCCGACTATGACGCGGAACAGAGAATACAGCAAATCACGGAATATTGCACCGAACTAGACACGACCGCCGCGAACCTTGTCAATGCTCTGTCTGGCGGGACGATAGGAGAGCCGGACGGAAGAAACCGCAAGTCGCTCCGAACGGAATCCGTGAATGTCATGATTACGGAAAACAACGGAATAATCCAGACACAATTCCCTATCCGTGACATTGCAAAACTTGAAGTTTCGTATAATGGGCAAATGTGGGATATAACCCCGTATGTTTACGAACAGGCGCAATATTCTGCAAATCTGTCCTCCTATCTGTCCTCTTATCCATATTCGAAGGCATACGCCGTATATTACACGCAGAACGAGAAGAACATCCGCGGTCTTTTCTTCAAGGTTGATAATGCGATAAGCCCGATATTTGAGCAGTATTCCATCGTCAACATCGTTTCCGCTGTTTCCGGGGACACACCCGACACCGTGCGCAGTCTTTTCTCAAATTCCGGCTACCCTTCTATGCAATTCTCCGTCACCTATACGCCGATTTACTCTTCCAGATTTTCCGCAGGGAAACAGTATGTAGACGGGCGGGAACATTATACCCGCATCTACAACCAGTCGGAAAACCTCATCGAATCCCTATACTATGGCGAAAACGTGAAGGGCGCGGCGGAGAGAATGGGGAACCCGGAGATAACAAGAACCTACCGATATAAAAACGTTTCCGCTATCCCGAAAGTCGGGAAAATGGCGAAAATCGGGGACGAGTGGTATATGGTGTCAACCGTCCGCACGGAAGTGATGAAGGATTTTGTGCGCGCTACCGTGGAATACACAAAGGACTTCAACCGCCTGTCGCAGTATGTCGGCATCTCGTCAACAAAACGGGTCTATGAAGTATCAGAGAAAGAGGCGTACAGGCGCGCGGTACTTATTCGGGATTACTTCATGATAGGCCATGGAGGGAACGACATTATAACGGATGACCGTTTGTATGTTCGTTCCTGCATCCCGATTGTTGCGGCGTTCTTCCCTCCTGCCGTAGAACCTACTTCCGGGAGATACCCCGGTACGCATCCAATCACGGCGGTAAACGCATACGGAACTAAAACGGGCACACCGAACGATAAATACGGCAACGTCATTCTACCCGTTGTTACTTCTGTTTTTGGGAACTCCATTGTGTTTTCGTGGGAATACAAAGACAACTATTCCGCTGGTGAAAAGTCTGTCATGCTCACAAATGCGAATGGAGAAGCAACGTGGTGGCAACAGGATGTTCCATATTGCGACTTTTTCGGGCGCATTCCATACTATTACATGAAACTTCTCCCGCGCGACATTGTGCCCAATATCGACCGAGATGGAAATGATGCAACACAGTCGGCATATTCGTTCCCGGAAACAAACGCAGTTATTCCAGACAATACCGCTATGACCATCTCGCCCCGGAGCGCGCGCTATTACCGCATGGAAAAAGACAGCCGCGAAACAATCACCATGAATTTTCAGGTAGATTTCCGCACAGACAGCCCGAACATTGTTATCGGTCCCGGCATCGCGCGCCTCTGTTCGTGGGTGCATGAACCTGATACATCGTTGTGGGCAAACATTTTTCTGCTTGAAAATCCTCTCAATAAGTTCGCGAAAACATACATGGTGCTTGACGAGAACGGAAACCCGGTTGACAGTTCTCATACGATGAACGAAGCGACATATTCCTACAAAGAGGGATATTCTCCGGCTACATCGCCATATGTGGCTATCACCCTCCCCGTCGCCATCAACACCGCGAAAGCGTGGGTCATTTCCTACCCCGCTACGAAGGTGGTGACAGAAACAGAGAGCGGCGAACAGACGACCTATGAAGGCGGAGACATTCTTCTGTCGTGCCCCGACAATGCGGCCTTGCGCAGAGAGTTCGGAATTGCGGACACAGACAAGACGACACCGTTCACCTTCTACATTTACCCAACACGCGACCCAAGACCCTACGGAACATAACAAGAAACCCAATAAACAACATAAGGAGGTCTTAACATGGTTTTCTTTTCCAACGCGCAGGGGACGAACGTGCAAATCGTGGCCGACCCCGTAAACCAAGGGAGCGTGAACGCCAACGAAGTTATTTTCGCCGGGCCGTTTGCGCCTTCAAACACCGTTACGGTGACGTACCGAACGCCGGGCGGCATCTCTCTTACGCCGCGCATCCTGTCTTTGGTGGACGGCGCGCAAATCATTGACGGGGTGGAGTACAACGCATGGACGGGATTGCTTGATGCGGCGGTGACAGAGTTTGCCGGGACGGTGACCGCGATGTTCTCCGTTACCGCATCCGAAGGCACGACCATCGTCACGAACCCGGCATATTTCGAGGTACATGAAGGGGTGTATGTTGCTCCCCCGGCAGACCCGTCCGCGGATGTGTGGGGGGAAGTCCTGTCCGCTCTGACAACCGTTAAGGAGAGCGTTGACAATGTTCGCAAAGACACCGATGATAACGCTGCGTCGATTACAGCGCTTGACGGTGCTGTATCGTCTCATTCAATCGAACTTGCGCGCCTGTCGTCCGTAAAACTCGACAAGCAGACGGGCGAAACCGCGAACCACATGGTCTATGCGAAAACCCCGGAAGGCGCGCAGGAGATGCTTCCGTTCCCGTCTGGAACCCTCGCAAACATCAAGGACGGCGTACACGCTGGAAGTCTGGAACAGTTAGGGTCTGATGCTCAAGGGGAATACGATACCGCGTTAGGTACGGACAATACCACGGGAGTGAAGGGGTATTATATTGCGGGGGTTTACTTCTCCGACAATCAAACGATTTTCATACTCGATTATACCTTTTGGCCGCAAATCACGGTTGTCCCAACCTCCCCTGTTCCTGATGAAGAAACGCCAACGCCCGAATGGACTGCGAATGATGTTGCACTGTTTACATTCTCCCGCGATGTAACTTTGACGGCACCTATTCAAAATGTAGACCATAATCTACTGTATATCGGCCAGAACCTTGAAAACGTTGTACCAACAACCAGAGTGACAGACGAGCGGAGCAATTCTAATTCTGTGTGCATTCCTTCCAAACCGACCGCCGGACACGCGAAACTCACTAACGGCGGTGCATCGACCGGCACACACAATATTGCCGCCGGGAATAATGCAACAGTAAGCGGGGAAGGAAATATCGCTGGCGGTGATTGCTCCGATGTGGGCGGATTAGATTGCGTTGGGAATGCGCCCGCCGCATTTGTACGAGGCATCGGCGCTTCCGCAACGGGTATCGGCTCTCACGCGGAAGGATTAGACACAAAAGCCTCCGCAAAAGGTAGCCACGCAGAGGGTTGGCAGTCAGTAGCTTCCGGACAATATTCCCATGCGGAAGGGCAATCCAACGCAACGGCGTGGCAGTCCCATGCTGAAAATGTTTCAACTGCAAGCGGAGAACAATCCCATTCCGAAGGAGCAGCAACAGCCTCCGGGAGGCGCTCTCACGCTGAAGGTTCTGAAGACGCTCTTGCAAAAGGTTACTACTCTCATGCCGAGGGTGGAGGTAAAGCATACGGAGGACGATCTCATGCCGAAGGTAGTGGCAGAACAGGTCAACCAACAGGAGAAGCAGACGCATGGGAAGCTCATGCAGAAGGCGCAGGTGTAGCACTCGGCGTGCAGTCTCATGCAGAGGGAAACAGTACTGTTGCATCTGGTGCGCAGTCTCATGCTGAAGGAATATCTAACACCGCATCGGGTAGAGCGTCACACGCACAAGGTATCGGTAATACGGCATCCGCTGAAGGACAGTTTGTCGCAGGAAGATATTCCAAAAAAGGGCAGAACGGCATCGGAGGAATGCAACCAGATGAACAACTTATCGTCCGTGTCGGTGCTGGAACATCTGGTGCAAGTCCATGGACAGTGTTTTCTATTGACAACAACGGCACAACCTGTATGTCAAGCGCGGGAGTAAACACGGGCGGCATAGTCGCTCCGTGGAACGTCATCAATAAAGAATACGCCGATGCGAACTATGCGCCTATCGGCGGCGGAGCGTACACAGCAGCGGTTTCATCTGAAAATACCACGCACATCCTTCCCAAAGAGAGCACGGTTATTTTAGTAGGTCCTTCCGGCGAATATGCAACATTTGACCCAAATTCCGGTATGTACAAATTCACTAATTATGGAACAGTATTTGAAATGAAGGCGAGCACCTTTGTTGCCTATGGTGCAACCGACCGGCACGAGTTCTTTTTTGCGCCTGCATATGCGACTACTAATGGAAGCACTACCACATATTATACGCCCGTATACTGGTACAGCGAGGGGACGGCCGCTTATTGCGACGCAGATGGGACAGAAAACGCAAATGGTGCATTTGTAAAAGTAACTTCCAAGATGCACTATGTTGTGAAATCGTAAGGAGGAGCATATGAGAAGGAACGAGTACAACGGGAAAGTATTTTTCCTACCCGAAGACGGCAAACTCATCAAAATCACCTATACGCGCCAATGTGTCCGCATTATCAATGATGTGGAAGAGGACGAAAACGGCGCGCCGATTATCGTGACGCGGGAAGAACCGTACACCGACACATCCACGCAAATTGTGACCGCATTCTCCGTGGATGCCGACAAGGAAGCGGAACTTACCATCGAGGAAATCCCAGACCCCAGCATCCCGGAAATCCCGGAAAGCATCGCGCGCCTGCGTGACCTCGGTGTGGAACTCGGCGAAATCCAGAAATGGTTTGCCGAAACCGACTACATCCCGAACAAGGTTTTTGTCGGAGAATGGCAGGAAACGGACGAACGGTGGATTGCATACAAGGAAGAGCGAACGCGGAAACGCGCCCGGAAGGATGAAATCTTGAAGGAAATGGGGGCGGTAAGATGAAAATCGAACTGAACTTTTCACCCCTTCTCCGGCTTGAAAATATCGTACTCCCGGATGATACTGTCGCGGAATTTTCGTCCGACACCTATACCCTTGACGACCTGATTGTCTTCGCGAAGAACGGGAAAATCGAACGCAAGTGGAGAGTGAAGGACGGCATCTGTGACCTGTCACAAGTCATGTTTGCGGGGGTCATGGAATTGTCCGTGCATCTGGTGCGGGACGGGGAAACGCTCAAAACGTGGAGGGCCGTCCCCGTCACTATCAGGGAACAGGGCGGGGAATACCTCGCCTGTGACGACCTGAACGACCTGAAAACCCGCGTTGCGGAACTCGAAGAAAAAACAAAAATCATCATGTAAAGGAGAAACCACCATGAAAAAGAAACTCTTTGCCATCATCTGCGCGTTGCTTGTTGCTTGCCTGTTCGTTGTCCCTGTGTCCGCCGAAGAAGGCGAAACGCCACCGGCCACAGAAGTAGAGGGCGAAACCACGACCGCAACGGAAGGGGGAGAAAATCCCCCCGAAGGCGTGGAAGAAACCCCCGCGGAAGAAACATTCTCCGCATTCTTCAACGAGCGCATTCTTCCGATTATCATCTCGGCCGCAACGCTTGCCTGTGGCGCGCTTGTCCTTGCCGGGCCGTATATCAGTAAGGCCGTCAAGTTTAAGCAGTTGCAGGGCATTTATACCAAACTGAACGAGGAGAATGAAAGTCTGCAACACCTTCTGAACGCGACCGATGTCGCGGCATTCTCGGCGGCCCTGAAAGAATTGCTTGATACTATTATCCCCCCGGACTTCACCGAAACAATGGAGAAGGTAAAAGTCGACCAGTCGAAAGTCGTGGAACTCCGCGCGCAGATTGAGCTTCTTGCGGCGCAGATTGATGCGCTTGTTCGCGGTGCGCAAAACGCATGGGCGCAGTCTCCCGGTGCTGTGGCCGCACTGACGGCCGCGCCTACCGCCGAAGCCGTTCGTAAACTTGAAGCGGAGAACGCCGCCCTGACGGCCTATATTCGCGACCAGAAACAGGGCGAAGCCGATACCATCATCGAAAACGTGAAAGGCGGTGCGGCCGATGTTGAACAGAACGAAGTGCCTACTGTATAAAGTAGGCGGGTGGGCACTGTACGCGGTGCCGATGCTCATTCTCTTCTTTGCAAACCACGATGAATACAAATCGGACGGCTCATTTTTCGGCTTTTTCGGATTTGTTATTCTGGCCTTCCTTGTCCTTGCCTTCAAGAAGTCTGTGATTGCCTTCTTCAAAGGGAAAACCCTCTTGTGTGTGTCCCTTCTTCTCCTCATCTTCTCCTGCCTGATGGAATACCTTGCCGGGAATATGATACTCATTGCCGCCGTTTCGGCTGTGGGAAGCGTCCTGCAATCCATCATGGAACCCGTGGCAGATGTGTATGAAGGGTACGCATATATCGAGGACGGTAGCGGGCGGCACGTCAACCGTGCACCCGCCATCCCGGACGCGCAGGCATGGAGGGAAGCATATGGATTATAAGATAAAACTGGACGCGCTGACGCACGGTGAAACCGTTGTAAACAAGAAGGACGTCATGGCATTCCTTCCCGGCATTGTCATGATGCTTATTATCCTCGCCATCTCGTCCTTCTCCACCCTTTTGCAATTCGATTTTCAATTCCATACAATCGCGTGGGACGCTTTTGCCGCTATGGCTATCCTGCGTGTGGCTACCATGTTTTGCTCCAAGTGGATAGGTGCTGACATCCGCTATAAGCATGAATACGCGGCGGAGGCAATAACAACGGCGCGGCGTGAATTTATCGAACTGTCCCGCCGTGTTGATACTGTCGTTTTTGAAAAGTGGATTGCGGCCCAAAACCGGGCCGCTCGCATTTGCAAGGCAAAGGAAAACGCGGAAGACCGTCTGTCGCGCTTGCGTGATAGTGAAGAACGCGCGAAAACCGTTCTCATGGATAAACAGACCCGCAGAGCGAAAAAACGCTACACGGCCGCTTGTAGGGAACGAGAGAGGGCAGAGGAGCGCGCAACCGTTGAATGGATAGAGAAGAACCTTCCTTCCATTCATGTGAAGGTGCGTGACCTCCGCGCGGACGACTTCCTTGTCCCAACGGAACATACCGAACACAGGGAAGTGTACACCGTCAATTATATGGCAGAAAACACATGGTCTGTCGCAAAGGGCATCCCGTTCATGCTTCTGTTTATGCTTATCTCTTCCATGATTTCGCTGTCGTTTATCGGCGGAAGCCCGAACTGGATTTCTATGGCATCGGATTTGTTTTCCATACTCCTTAACTTCTCCACGGGGTACGGGATGGATGGCGGAAAAACGTCCGCACTGACCTTGCAGGTGTATGAACGCAGGAAAATAGTCCTGAACAGATTTTTTGCGGAAAACTCTTGACAAATTGCGGAAACGTGGTATAATAAAACCGTTCATAGATATGAACCCTCTTTTTTTCCGTTAGGCAGGAGAACCCCCCGGAAAATTCCGGGGGGTTCTTTTTTTATTCCTCTTCTTCCCAGTATTCCACAGCGGTATAGGTTGCGCCGCTCTTCCCCTTGCATTTCACGATGCGGACGGAATAGCCCGCCTTTATGAGGAGTTTCGCAAGGTCAACCATTTCTTCCGGTGAGATGCCACGGGTACGGCGCGGGTAGATGCGTTTTCTGTCGTTCATTTTTTGCTCCTCCGCAATTGTGTTCCGATGCGCAGGCGGTCAAGGCAATGCTGGCACAGAGAATGCCCCTCTACGGCCTTTTCCCTGCCGCATACGATACACAGGCCTTCCGCTTTCAGCCGCGCGCGCCGTTCCTTTTGGTATTCGGCGTTTTTTTCCTTGTTCTCGGAATATCCGATTTTGTTCTGCTCGTTGTGCTTTTTGGCGCATTTTTTGCACCGGCAATATCCGGAAAGCGTCCGTGCGTCCTGATAGCTACAAACGATGCAGACCCGGCTTTCCCTCCGGATTTTTCTCTTTTCCTTATTGTCCATGGTGCGCCCCCGTCAAAACGGTATTTTTGTTATTTCGTACACATTGTATTTGACAGTCCCGTCTTTGTAATACACAATTTCGCCCTTAAAACGGATTGTTCCGTCCCCGCTCGTTCTGTATGCTCCGCGCGCAACGAGATAGCAGTTTTTCGCATCAAGTTCTATCGGCACAATGACATCGCCGGACATATGCGTGATTGCATATGTTTTCACGCGGTCCCCGTCAATTTCCATTCCGATACCGCAAACCGTTCCCGTAAACTCTCCCGTCGCTCGTCTGACAACGGGATTTGACACGCAACCGAACATAGAGAACGCAATGGCAAAAATGCCCGCCGCAATCACGATGCAGATGATAGAAACAATAATGGTTTTTCTTGTGTCGATACTCATCTCGTTATACCTCTCAATTTCGTTTTTTGGTATTCAGCCCGCGCCTTTTGGAGGCAGGCGGTACAGGTTTTTCTTCCTTTTTCCGGCGTTGCTTTGCGGCATACGATACACAGTCCGGCCGCGAATGCTTTTTTGACGTATCTCCGGCGGCTTGCGGCCTTCGCCGCCTTGATTTCTTCCGGCGTTTTCTTTACTCGCGGTTCGCCGTAGTCCCTACCGACTATACAGTCCGGGAATGGGCAGGTAAAGCAATTATCATGACCGCAACGGTGAAGCATTCTTCATTCCTCCTGGTTTGCTTCCCACAGACGTTTGAACGCATACGATACCGCTTGCAAAACGCCTTCTTCGCCATCGTGGAAGATATGCGCGTGTGACATTCCGAGCGGCTTCCCGTCGTGCGAACACTTCACGATTGCAAGGCCGCTTGTCAGGATAATCTTAAAATCATAGCCGGAAACGTCCGTGCTTTCGGTATTCATGTGTTGCAGCTCGTCCTCGCTGTAAATACCTTGTTCGTTCCCGTTATAAAAAGTAACGGCATAATATACACCGCCCTTCTCCGATTGCATAATGTCATCAA